AAACGAAATGAAGATATAATGAAGAAATTTAAATCTATGCATAGAGGTAAATCTATTCATTCAGTAGCTTCTACTATAGGTAATTCTGGATCTGATATAGAATCTAAGATTGATAAAGTTATTAAAGAGGCAATGAAAATAAGTATGAAAGAATCTATTAAGTTAGATTTATCAAAAGCTTCAATAGATAGAAAAGAAGATGAAAAGAAATATCTTACAAAGAGTAAGATAGGTGGAATACCATACTGGCCAGAAGATATGAAGTGGCCTATGTATAAAAATGAACCTATGGTTATGATAGCTCAGATTAATTTTAGTGAAATGCCTAAATTAAAAGGATATCCTAATAAAGGTTTACTTCAGTTTTTTGTATTATCAGTTGTTTACTCAGATTATAAAGATCCAAAATCAATAAAATGTGTATATCATACAGATCTTAAAAAGAAGCAATCTAATGATATTATGAAATCAACATATGATGATGAGTGGTCTGGATATGATGATTTTCCTTTTGATGGATGTTTTCCAGTTACACCTAAACTCCAAAATACATATGTAAATTTAGCTTGTGAAGAAGAATGGGATGATATTATGAATCCAATAACTAAAAAGGTATTTGGATGCAAGGTACGTGAATTGCCACGTGAAGTATCATATTCATTATATAACAAGATGTCTCATATGGATGATGGAGATTGGTGGCATAAAAGCCGTATAGGGGGTTACCCATATTTTGCTCAAAATGATACTAGAGGATATCATTATAATGATTATGATTTATTATTGCAAATTGATTCTTATGGATCTAATGGCAATATCATGTGGGCTGATAGTGGAATAGCTCATTTCTTTATTAAAAAATCTGACTTAGGTAAATTAGACTTTAATAATGTAAAATTTGAATGGGATTGCTATTAATTGATAGAGGTGAAAATAATGAAAAAAGATCTTCTTAATGCTTTTTGCTATATTCAGGAACAAACATCATTCCCTGAAGATTACAAAAGCAAATTTGGATATGAATATCATAAGACTGCAGATGGTTCTAGATTCTATTTAACATTTCCTACGATACTTCAATCATTTGGAGTAATGAATAGAAATGGTAGAGAATATGATCAGGATAATATCTGGAATCTTATTACTACTGATGAATATATTCAGTCTATGCTTAAACAGAATTCATGGATGGGTGAAATCGATCATCCAAATCCAGAAATGAAAGATCAGGAAATGACTCTTCAGAGAATTGCTAATCCGGATCTTACTAGGACATCTCATTATATTAGGTCTCCTAGAATGAATGGCTCATTACTTGAGGCCAACATTCAGACTGATTGTTCTAATGAGAATGGAATGAATATGGCATATAAGATTATGGATGGAAAGATAGTTCCTTGCTTTAGTGCTCGTGTTTTAGGTGCTCTTACAAGACGTAATGGACGTCCAGTAGTTATGGTAAGGAAACTTGTAACATATGATTGGGTATTGTTCCCAAGTCATAGAGAAGCTATGGCTAAGATTAGTCAGCCATTGATGGAATCTGTAAAGACTAAGGTTGATGAAGCTGCTAATTATCTTGGAGCTAAAGTTATTTATCTTAAAGAGCTTGCTCAGATGGCAGCTAATAATTCAAAGGAAACTGAATGGTTATGTGAATCATTTGGTTTAAGCATTGATGATGTTGTAGGTATAACAGATACAGGAGCTTCAGTTGTTATAAATACTGAATCAGCTGTTTATGTACAGCCATTGTCAGATAAAGTTATTCGTGAAAGAACTAAATCAGCTTTAAGAGATTGGCTTAATCAGTAATATTTAGATAGGGAGGAATTATCCTCCCTATCTATTTTTCATGGAATATTAAAATATTAGAATTATATATTATATAAGTATCACACATACAGAGAGGAGTACATAAATGAAACAAACAAAAATTGAATGTCCTTGGAATAACATTACTGAATTTGCTGAATTTCCACATACTGAGTTGCAACCGTTCATTGTATATAATATAAAAGATGAACAACTACGGTTTGCAATCGAGAACAGTTCAAAAGCAAAAAAGTCAAAACTGAATAGTGAAGAAGCTATTCAGTTTATATTTACAATTCTTGAGATATTGGCATTCGCAACTGCTGGGCTGGCTACATTATATCAAGCGCTATTTTAAAAAAGAATTAGAAAGGGTGATTACTCACCCTTTTTTTTGTATTAAAATGTATAAGGAAGACCAGTCATTGTCTCAAAATCATCTGTACTTATTTTACCATTAACTTTGTATTCTAATAGTATATCAACTCTTTCTATAGGTCGATACATTTCTTGAACTCTAGCAAGAGCTGTCTTTTCATCATCAGTTAGATTATCTCTATCACTAAAGTCAATATAGTATGCTGACTTATCATACTGAACCATTAGTATCACTCTCCTCATAGATAATAGTAAGACCATATGCTTTAGCTACATCATGTTCAATCTTACATCCTCTAGCTTTCTCCCATCCTTTGCAGAAATAAGCTGCATGACAAAGACTCATATTTTCTATGCTCTTAGATAAGAAACAAATTGGAATATTAACAACACCTCTTGCTTCCATTGCTTCAGGATGATACCATTCATCTGTAAATAAAGTATTTATAACTTCATATCCTTTCTCTTCAAGAGCCTTTATTGCTCTTTCTCTTGTTGCTACAATCTCCTCATCTGTGAGACCTGCCATTGGCTGTGATAACATTGCTTTCATAATTTTTCTTTCCTCCGTTTTATTTTAAAATATAACTACATTATTACCAGTGCTTATAGCACTTTGTACCTTTTCAAGAGCACTAATATTTCTAATAACTCTTGAAACATCTTGTGCATCTTTTCCTCTTAATATAACACCTGTTCCAAGTGAATCTTTAAGATTCTTATTTTTCTTTATAACATTGATCAAAGCATTCTCCTGCTCTTCAGTTAATTCATCCCTTGGAGAACCAGCCATTTTTTCAACTTCTGCTTCTATCCATTGTTCAGTATTACCAAGATTGCCAGTAATACTCCTTGGAATTGTTATACTTTTAGATGTATGAACTCTAGCACATTCATAATAGAGCTTTAATAATTGTAATATATCTTTAGCATTTTTATCATTTTTTACTACATATACATTCATTATCTAATACTCCTTTCATTCATCTGTTTTTAATAACTGATTAAATTCTGTATAATCTTTATTTATAATTTTAATATAGTTTATAAGATTTGATAAAGATTTCATTAATTCATGTTTTATAACATCTTTCTCTCTACTTTCCTGACTTATATTCTTTGCAGATCCATCATCTTTAATTTCAACTTCTAGATTCATTGATGGAATGAAGAAATCAGGCATATAAAAATGCTCTTTATCTTTATATGTATAAACATATGTATGTGGAGATGGAGCCATTATATCGCTTGGTGGCCAATGCAAAGTTAAGTCAAGCATCTTTAATAAATCTAATTCATATGATGAAAGATATCCAAATCTAGATTGCCCATCACTCCAATCATATACACCAGCAATTCGTCTTGCTTGTTGCATCTTCTTTTGCATTTCAGGATCATCTAATAAATACACTTTTCCATATTTTGCAATCATCCTGTTATCTCTTTCTTCTTTATATTTTTCCTTACATTTAGGATTATTACAAAACCTACTATATTTCATAGTATTCCTATTAAAGTCAGTTTCATTATGGCACATTACGCAACTACCTTTAGATTTTTTAGTCAGTGTGAAATAAAACCATCTATATCCATCCATATCTGGAGGTATTAAATCTTTATGGTTTGTTTCATAATGAAGACCCATTTTATTTTTAGCAGACCTAGCCATTTTATCATTTTCATTAGGAGTTATTTTATAATTACAGAATTGACATTTATAAGTTCGCATAATTTAAACCACCTCTTTAATATGATTTCTTATATAGTATATTAATACGTAATAAAAAATTTTTATATTAAATGTATAATATACTGAAAAGTAAATTAACTGATTAAAAAAATATTATATTAATAAGGAGGCATTTAAAATGTTTATAGCCAGGTATAATACCACATTAATATCTTCATTTAGTGAAGTTAAATCAAAAGCAGCTAGATTCAAAATGGATGTACTTAAGGCATCTATATATAATGAAGATATCTCATATACTAGTGGATCTGAATTATTGAGTAAAATAAATACATTTGTAAAAGATTGGGATGAATATTTCAAAACTGTAGTAGATGAAACTCGGAAAGCAGATCCAGCAGTAGGATCACATTGTATCTCATATGAAAGTATAAGAAGTTATATATATGCATCACATGACTATTCGTCAGTATTGTTATATACTGATGGTTTATTAA